ATTTTTTTTATCTAAAAAGAAAAAAGGAGGTCAAAAAACCCCCTTTTCCTTTTAACAAAACAAGTACAAAAATTCATCAGAACGATGAAAGATCGCAAATATATTAAAATATATGTGTCAAGTGCGCAATCTGACCATTTTCTTTTGAATGGATAAATCCTTCCACTGCTTTAGGAGAACCACAATATCCTTTCTGATAGTGCCACGCATCAGTCCCACTCGGACTTCTTAGAAATTCGCAAGTCACTCCAATATCATCAAAGCTGGTGAGATATTTGAATCTTTGCTTGTGGTGAATGTGATGAAGATACCAGTATCGGTGAGTAGTTTTGGACCAGAGTTTCGGCTTCTCTTGAGCCATATGTAAAGCTAGATTGTTAGTTTTTGCTCCATCTGCGTGAGTCAATCCAATAAGACTGGAGTGATATTGATAATACTTTCGATGTATAGGATCAGCATCCACAAAAACCGAATCGGTGTTTCTGAACCAACTTTTCAAAGCGTGAGCCAAATGGAATCCACTCATATAGTCGTGATTGCTC